GTTTCATTGCAGTTCATCGCCCGTGCATCGGTTTGGGATTACTCCCACCTCATGGCCCTTTATGCCCGTGAGTACGCCCGCGCCACCAATGCCGCGGTCGCAACCTCCATGGCGGCAGCAACTCAGATCATGAGCGTTCCGGCAGCACTCACCGCGGACATTCTCGGCGGTCTGCTCGGAAAGGGTGCCGCGGACATTGTGGCGGGCACGGGAAACACTCCGTCCGCCATCGTCCTTGACCCGTCGCTTTTCTTTAAGTTCGCCGTGGTCACGGGTAACGGTTTCCCGCTTGCGGGCGGCAACGTGGGCAACGCGGACCTCTCGGGTCTTTCGTTCACCGCGTTTGGCCTGCCGTTTGTGTGTGACCCCACCATTGTTGGCGGTTACATGTTTGACCGCTCGGCAATCGGAATCAAGGAAAACCCGGGTGCGCCGCTTTCGATCACGGTAAACGTTCCGAGCAAGCTCGGCATTGACTATGCGGTGTATGGATTCCTTTCTCACAAGGTCCTCAACGCCGCGGGCATTGTCAAGGTTGTTGGGGTTGCTCCCACCTCCAAGTAACCAAAAACTCCCGGTGAGCTAGGTCTCCCGGGACCCCCGGTGGGGCGGTCTTTACTCCCGTTTGGGCCGTCCCACCCCCTCTCTTAGAAAGGACAAGCGTCATGGCATGGGCCACCGTTGAGGACGTCGCAACCCATTTGGGTATGCCCACGGACTCCCGCATGGACTCTTGTCTTGCCGCTTCGCTCGCTTTCTGCCACCGCGCCCGCCATGACCTAGACCCCGAGGTCCCCGCAAAGGGGGACGTCCACCTTGCCGTGGTGCTTTATGCGTCACTCCTCTACCGGGAGCGCACAACCCCAATGGGCTTTGCCACCTATGAGGAACTAGACACAACCGTTGGCGACATTGGCGGGGCCATGACCAACATTTACCGACTCTTGGGCACCCGCCGCCCGGTGGCGTTTTGAGCGCGTCCGCCGAATTTGACGCATGGGCGGCGGAGCTCGCAACCGCGCTAGACATGCACGTTACCCGTGACCCGGACCTAATCCACCCGCCGTGCGTATTCATTGACACGCCCGCCATTGAGGGGCGCACCCTTCACGCCACCCGCTACACCGTCCCCGTGTTTCTTGTCGCCATGGGAGTTGGGCGGCAGGCGGGGGACTACCTCCTAAACAACGGGGACAAATTTCTTGCCGCCATTTCGGAGGCAAGCGCGGACCCACGTGTCCTCACAATCGGGGACATTCCGTACCCCACTCTCCATGTCGCAAAACAAATCACAATCACAAGGGAGCACTAATGCCAATCGTTGACTCACGGCAGGGCGTGGGAGTCCTCACCCTCGGGACCAAGGACTACTCCGCGCAGATTTCCAACGTCCGACTCACCCCCAACCATGAGACCGAGGACGGCACCAAGACTCTTGGTTTCCCCAACCCGGCTCCGCTCGCAACCACTACTTGGGCTCTTGCGGGCTCGGCAATTCAGGATTGGGAGGACAAGACCGGGTTTGTGCGTTTCTGCATTGACAACAACAACACGGAGGTCCCCTTTGAGTGGACTCCGAACAATGGCAAAGCGTTTAGCGCGTCGGGCCGTTGTCAGGTGCTCGCCGTAGAGCTCGGCGGCGACGTTGACGTACAGGCAACAACGGACTTTGAGTTTGCCGTTATCGGTGAAATTGCTTGGTCCGACACCGCCCCGGCAACCGCCCCGGCAACCGCCAAGAGCACCACAACTCCGTAACCACAACCAACCAAGCGGGAGACAACATGTTTACGCAAGAAATGGCCGTCACCTACCGGGACGGGCGCAAGGAAACCGTAACAACCTCACAAGCGGACATTAAGAGTTTTGAGTTGTGGGCATTGCAGCGGGGAATCTACGCCCGTCCCGGCGGGTCGCTCATGAGTGACGCCCCAATTTTGTTCATGCGTGTTGCGGCATGGTCCGCGACTTTCCGTACAAGCGGGCAGCGCATCGACTTTGAGACTTGGGACGGCACCGTTGAGGACGTCACGCCCGAGGGTGACGCGGTGGTTGCGGACCCTTTCCCCGAACCCACCCCGGGTGGGGTATCGGTGTCCTAGCGGCGGCAACCGGGATTGCGCCAAGCGTGTTGTGGGCGGAGGACCCCCGGGACCTCGCAACGCTCATGGAAGTTCTAGCGGAGAGAGCCAAGAAATAAGAGAGGAGGCCCGCCGTGGCAAGTAGGCAAGGCACATTCCAAATGTACGTTGACACGGACGGGCTTGAGGACGTCCGGCGGACATTGGACCTCATCGCCAAAGAGGACCTAAACGTTGCCAAGCGGGAGCTCCGTCAGGGCACCAAGCGCATTGCGGAGGAGCGGCTTATCCCAGCGCTCCACATGGGCGCGAATTCCTCCGGGGTGCCGATTGCCCCCGCCCTTGCCAAGACCGCCCGCGCCCGCACGGACCGCGTTGTCACGGTCCGCATTGGTGCCGTTAACCCCAAGCTCTCGGGCTTTAAGCGCGGCAAGGCGAGCAAGCGCGGAGGGCGTGAGCTCCTCAACCCAAGTCCCCGCGCCAACTCCAAGACACCACAAAAGGCCTATTCCCAAGAGCAACGGACAACGCTTGCTTTTGGTTCGGACCGTGGCCCGCACCCGTCTAACCCCGTCAACCACTACGGGGTGCCGCGGAGCACCCGGGGCCATTGGGTCTTGCCAACCGTGATTGCCAACGGGACATGGGAGTCCGTCGCCACCGCTTATGAGGAATTGCTCAACCAACTCCTCCGAGATTATGGGGAGTATCGCTAATGGGTATGCCGGGCATTGTCATTCAGATTGGCGCGGAGACCAAGGACGCCATTGACGGAATCAACCGCGTAAACAAAGCCCTTGGCGACGATTCCGGGATGACCAAGTTTAAGAACGGGGTTCAATCCGCGTTTGTCCCCGCTGCCGCCGCTCTCGGTGCGCTTGGGGTTGCCGCTTGGGATTTTTCCAAGGCCGCAATGGAGGACCAAAAGAGTGCCGCCCTCCTAGCGCAATCGCTCACCAAGACCACGGGCGCAAGCAAGGCGCAGATTGCCGCCACGGAGGAATGGATTTCCGCCCAAGGCCGGGCACTTGGCGTGGCGGACGACAAGCTCCGCCCGGCTCTACAGACACTAGCTTTGGCAACCGGGGACGTTGCTAAGGCCCAAGAGCTTGCCGCAATCGCCATGGACATTAGTGCGGCGCGGGGTGTTGACGTTGAGGCCGCATCTAAGGCCATGGCAAAAGCGGCAACGGGAAACACGGCGGCACTAAATAAGCTAATCCCCGGTCTTGACGAGGCCGTCCTAAAATCAGGGGACCTAGCCGCAATCCAAGCGGAGGTTGCCAAAAAGGTTGGCGGCTCCGCTGCCACCGCCGCCAATACTGCCGCCGGAAAAATGGAGCGCATGGCCCTTGCCATTGGTGAGGCAAAAGAGGGCATAGGCGCGGCACTCCTCCCGCTCATTGAGAAATTCCTCCCGTACCTCCAAGGCATGGCGGAATGGGCGCAAGAAAACGCGGACGTCCTCTTTAAGCTCGGTGTGGTTGTCGGGGGAGTGGCGGGCGCAATCGTCGCCGCAAACGTAGCAATCAAGATTTACGAGGGTCTCCAAATTGCAATGAAGGCGGCAACCGTCGCATGGACCGCCGCCCAATGGCTCCTCAATGCCGCGCTCAACGCCAACCCCATTGGGCTTGTGGTTATTGCAATCACCGCCCTTATCGCCATTTTCGTCCTTGCCTATAACAAGGTGGATTGGTTCCGTAAGCTTGTTGACACCGCGTGGGCGGCAATCCAAACCGCCATTGAGTCCGTGGTTAATTGGTTCCGGGACACCGCGTGGCCCGTTCTCAAAACCATTTTTGAGTGGATAGGCGCGGCGGTTGGTCTCTACCTCACGCCATGGAAGTTGGCATTTGAGGCAATCAAGACCGTCATTGGGGTTTTGGCATCCTCTTTTGAGACCGCATTTGAGACCATCAAAAACGTTTTGCAATCCGCGTGGGATTTCATGCGCCCCATTTTTGACAAGATCAAGAGTGCCATTGACGCGGTGAAGGCGGGCGCGGACTTCATTGGCGGCATTGGTGGGGCCATTGGCGGGGCGTTCTCCCGCTCGGCTCCCGTGCCGTCCTCCCTCGGGGCCATTGACCCAAGCTCCCGCGCTTATGTGAGCACCGGGCGCGGGGCCATGACTAGCGCGGGGACAAACATTGTCATCAACGGGGCCATTGACCCGGTGAGCACCGCCAAGCAAATTAAGCGCATTTTGGGCACGGGCAACATGCGGCTTGGGGTGTCATGACGTTTACGTTTTCGGTGAAAGTTGACGGGACGGACATTGCCGGGCTAGTCCCGAGCGGTGAGGCCGAGATTGTTTACGGGCGGCAGAGTGTCACCGAGCAACCAACCCCGACGTCCGCCACGGTCACTCTCATAACCAAGGACGCTTGGGATTTCACCCCGGACATGGCCGCCATGTACCCGGAATTTTCACTTGGTGACCACTCCATGCGCTCGGGCTTTGTTGAGGATTTCGAGAGCAACTATGAGGGCTCGGTCACCCGGGTCACCCTCGGTGCGCCCGTGGTTATTGGTGCCCATACCCCGTCCGGCTTTACGGACATTTTTGAGGAGTCCTACACAAGCGGCGCGGACTTCACCCGCTTTACGGGGCGAATTGTTGCCATTGACTATGAGCCGGACCGCATCCACCTAACGTGCATGTCTCCCGTGGAGGAGCTCACCCGGCGCATTGTGGTTCCCACGGGTTGGCCCGAAGAAACCGACATTGACCGGGCGGAGCGCATTGACGTTGCGGTTGTGACGGCGGGGACCACAACTGGGCAAATGGCCCCCGTTGTTGCCGGGCAGGAGTCCACCGCGTTTGCGTTGCTCCAAGCCCTTGCCGCGGACAATGACGCGCTCTTTTATGCCACCCGTTCGGGGGACATTGTGTACCGCACCGCGGGGGACACCTACGCCAACCACACGCTCCCACCCCGCGTGACTCTCCTAGAGCCATTGGCAATGACCGCGGAACTTGGGCTCATTGTTAATGAGGTGGAAGTTGAGTTTGGCGCGGAAGGCTCCCGGGACACCTACCTTGCGACTTCCGCGGATTCTCTCACCAAGTTTGGCCGGATGGATGCGTCCTATTCCACCGGGCTTGCCCGTGAGGTTGACGCCGTGAGATACGCGGAGACCGTCCTTGCCCGCTACGCGCTGCCGCATTGGTCTATGCCGTCCGCCGTAGTGGACATGTGGTTTGCCAATGATGCCGAGCGCGGCATGGCGGCAGAAATTGACCTAGGGGACCGGGTGACTTTGCCGGAGCTCCTCCCGGGCTCTCCTCTTTCCTCCTACTCCTCCGAGGTCCTCGGGGTCACGGAGACCCTCTCCGTTGACCATTGGCTCCTCACTTTGCATTTGTCCGCCGCGGACGCTCCAATTTCGAGAAAGGCCAAGACATGACCAACGTTGGAGACCCGGGGCACATTGCCGCACATAACGTGTTGCGTGAGCATGTGCTTGCGGAGGCGGCACGCTTTGGGCTCACCCCGCCCACCTTGGCGGGACCGTTCACGGGCGGAGAGCCGGACCACATTGGAGCGCATAACGCTTTGCTCTCGGCCATTGAGGACGTCGCCACCGCGGGTGGCATTGACCTAGTGGGCAACCTTTCCGCCGTTGGTCTCACCCTCCCGGATACCGCCCACCTTGGGGACCCCGGGCATGTGTCGGACCATGACGTCCTTACGGCAGCGGTTGGCCTCCTCCGGGCGTCGGATGCCTATAACGCCGCCACGGGCGGCACGGTTACCGATAAGTGGGACGGCTCCAAAATGTGGCGAATTCATAAGTTCACCGCCAATGGAAACTTTACGGTCACCAAGGACGTTGGGCGGGACTTCCGCGTCATGGTTGTTGGCGGCGGCGATAGCGGCGCGTCATGGCACCACGCTTGGGGGTGGACCCCGCCCGCCGGGGCAAATGGCGCGGCAATTCTTAATGACCACCGCAAGATTGCTCTCGGCACTTATCCCGTGGTGGTGGGAGCTGCAACCCCCGGACCCGCCCCGTATGCCGGATGCAACCCCGGCAGCACTAGCACTTTCATCGGTATTAGTGCCCGAGCGGGTAGCGGTGTCACCACGGACATTGACGGCACCATGAAGCCTTGGCCGGGCAACGGTTTTGGCATTGCGGGAACTTCCTACATTACCTCCGTTGACGGAGACCCGAACTATGGCCGAGCGGGTGGCACGGGAGAGCCGGGCATTGTCTTTGTTTCATACGAAGTGGCCCCGTGGAATGTGGCAACGGGCGGCACGGTCAAGGATGTAGACAATTACAACGGCACCGGGCAGAAGTGGCGGACCCATACCTTTACCGCCAACGGCACCCTCAATGTGTCCATTGCGGCGCAACCGTTCTCCGTGGTTGTGGGCGGCGGCGGCGGCGGCTCGGGCCAAAACTCACAAGGCGCGGCAGGCGGCAAGGGCGGCGACGGGCAGGGCATACAAAAGCTCTCGCAAACCCTTGCCACGGGCTCCCATGCCGTGGTTGTGGGCGGCGGCGGCGCGGGCGGTCCCGCGGACGGATGGGGACAAGGCAACGGTAGCGCGGGCGGGGCATCATCACTTGGCACGATCACCGCGACAGGCGGCGGCGGCGGCTACGGACCGGGCGACCAAAACCACCCGCAGAACCCCGCAGACGGTAGCCCCAACGGTCCCACGATCACAAGCACAATCACGGGCGCATCGGCGACTTACGGCGGCGCGGGCGGACCACGCCCAATGGACCACCCCGCCCGCCCGGGCAACGCCGGAAACCCCGGGTCCGTCGTCGTCGCGTATCGGATCGGTTAACCCATGGAATGTGTATGCAGCTCCGCGGACATTTTCCACCAAGAGTGCCCCACCTCATGTCTTGTGCGGTGGGCAGTAGAGAAAGAAAAAACATGATTGGACTTCACTTCACCGGGTGGGAAACCGAGCCATGGACGGATGGCCCAACCCATGTGCGCTTGTGGGATAACGGGGTTTCTTGGCGGGCCATTCACACCGCCCCCGACACCTACACATGGGACCGACTAGACGCCATGGTGGATTTCTACACCGCCAAGGGGGTCAAGCTCACTTACGTTGCTTGTGCCACCCCGCAATGGCTCGCAATGGACCCCCACGCCCCGCACTTCGCACCATGGTTGGGGGAGGGCTCCAACTCACTCCCTTACGACGTTGACGAATGGAACAAGTTCATTTGGAACTTGGCTACCCGTTACCGGGGCCGTATCCACTATTACGAGATTTGGAATGAGCCTCAGTTGGCGGACTTCATGTACCCGTACGACACGGCGAACTGCAACCGACTTGCCACGATGACCCAACGCGCCAAGAACACGATTGACGGCATTGACTCCGCCGCAATGGTCATTTCCGCGGCAGTCCTACCGCGCCAAAGCTCGGGCGGCATGGAGAAGGCCACCAAGTATCTAACCGCCCTAAAGGACAAGGGTTGGCCCGTTGACGCTTACGCATGTCACATTTACCCCGAGGTGGGCTATTGGGCTCCGCGGTGGCGCGACTATCTCAAGGCCGTCAAGGACAAGTTGGCAGCCATGCACGCCCCGAACTCCTCCCGCATTTGGGTTACGGAAACCACATACGGACTTTTGGGCGACCCAATCCCCGA